ACCGGTCAGCGGCAACCAACACTGGCAACCGGTCAGCGGCAACCAACACTGGCGACCAGTCAGCGGCAGAGGTGTCTGGATCGCAATCTGTAGCGGCTTCATTCGGTGAAGGCGGGAAAGCCAAAGCATCCGAAAACGGGGCTATTGTTCTGTGTTATCGAGATGACGACGGCGAGATAATTCATATCCGTGCCAGCAAAGTTGGCGAAAACGGAATTAAGCCGGATGTTTGGTATTCACTGAATGAAGATGGTGAATTTAAAGAAGCCCAAGACCACTAGATGAGGTGATGTATGACAGATGAAATTAAAACAGGCGGCCCAGCGTTTCCAGTTAACGACATTGTTTTGCGTGATGAAAACGGACACATGCACGGCAATATTATTGCCTCAACGGGGTTAACTATTCGCGATTACTTCGCAAAAGAGGCCCTTGGTTTGTGTTATGCGCAATACCTAAATTACGCCGAAGCTGAGGGGTTTCAGGAAGATTGGCGAACAGGCGTCGCGCTTGATGCTTACATGATGGCAGACGCAATGATTAAGGCGAGAGGGTGAGATATGGGTGAGAAACAAATTCCAAAAAAATTGCCTGACTTTATTTATGCAGTGGGCAAAGAGGCCGCAAGAAGTTCATTCGTGGATTTTCTTGAAGATTGGGGTATTAGCGAAGAGGAGTACGCGGAAATAAGTAAATTCTTCTCAGAGCTTGGTATTAAAACTTACTGCTAACCCTCCCCACCCCCACCAATCCCCAGAGTAAATAACTGACAACTGACAACTGTCGGTGTTTTGCTGTGGGCTAAACATAGGAAATGAGCATGGCAGACGAAAACACCGGCTTGGTGGTAATCGACATTAAGCCTGAATCCTACCCGACACTGTACGTCACGAACGGCCTTGATAAATACCTAAATCAAATTCGTCAGGCAGTTAATGAAGTTCCAGATGTAACGACTGCAAAAGGCCGCGCACGGATAGCGTCACTTGCAGCCAGTGCATCACGCAGTAAGACAGCAATCGAAAAACCGGGCCGTGAGTATCTTCGCCACCTGAAAGAGCAACCGAAAATCATTGAGGCCGAACTTCGCCGATTTGTCATTGAATGCGATGAAATACGTGACGAAACGCGCCGACCGCTGACTGAGTGGGAAGCTGAACAAGAACGGCTAAAGCAGGAAGCTGAGCGAGTTCAACGTGAAGCCAAGCAGAAAGAAGATGCTCGGCTGGCAGAAGAGAAGCGTGTTGCTGATGAAGCGGCGGCGCGAGCAGCTAACGAAGCACATCGCAAAACTGTTGGCACCGCCGTGGTAAATGGACTGATTGAACACGCCGGGCTAACCCGCGAACAAGCCATTGCCACTCTCTGCGCGATTAAAGACAGCAAAATTCCTCACACAAATATCCACTACTAATTAAACCGGAGTATCCCATGCATACCTTTTGTATAGCAGGGTGGCCTTGCGTGGGCTGCTCTGATGAACCACCACGCAATCCTCTTATAGAACTTCTGCTATGGATTGCCAAAACACTTAACCAGCGAGGTGAGCCTTAATGGATATCGTAAAAGCACTTCAATTGCTCGCGGTTGATGCTCGCCGCGTTGGTAACGATGATCTGTTTCAGGTCGCATACAGCCTATTTTATCGGGGGTCGAAATGAGCCTCGCAACCACAGAGCAGGAAAGTATCGCAAAAAGAAAAGAGCACGTTCTGGATGCCCTGTATTACCGAAGAAAAAAACAGCGGCGGGTAATGCATGCGTGCCTTAAGTTGGCACGTCTGGAGTGGATTAATCGACGCTACTTCTTGGGTGAGCAACCATTTTAAGGTGATTTATGGAAACCAAGCTAGTTTACAAAGCGATCAGTGCTGTAGCTGGAGAATTGTCTGAACAAGGCATTAAAAAAGAAAAGAAACAAGGTAGTCAAGTCACATACGCATTTAGGGGGATTGATGCTGTTTATAACGCTCTAGCCCCGGCACTTGTTAAGCATGGATTGCTAATTCTTCCCCGCTGCACTGAAAGGACTTCATGTGAGCGGGTTAGTAAAAGTGGTGGTGCATTGTTTTATATAACCGTTCGAGCTGAATTTGATTTTGTCAGCGTTGAAGATGGCAGCATCCACACAGTTGTGACTTTTGGCGAAGCGATGGATAGCGGAGATAAAGCCACAAATAAAGCTATGTCAATCGCATATAAATACGCTGCATTTCAGGCGTTCTGCATCCCAACAGAAGAGACAGCAGCCGATCCTGATGCAGAAATTCATCACCCAGCACCCCGAACTCCAGATCAAATACTTGCCGACTTCACCTCACAAGCAAGCAACTGCCAGTCTCTGGATGAGCTAAAGGGAATTTATACGCCAGCATGGAATGCTTTGGCTAACTCAGTAGAACATCAGACTAAGTGCGTCGAAGTATTCAGACACAGAAGCGCAGAATTAAAACCACAAAAGGCGGCATAAATGGCTAGCAGAGGCGTAAATAAAGTGATTTTGGTCGGAAATTTAGGCCAAGACCCAGAAGTAAGATATATGCCCAACGGCGGCGCGGTAGCCAGTATCACTCTAGCAACATCGGAAAGCTGGCGGGATAAAGCTACGGGTGAGCAAAAGGAAAAAACTGAGTGGCACCGGATTGTGCTGTTCGGGAAATTGGCAGAAGTGGCTGGTGAGCATCTACGGAAAGGTTCTCAGGTTTATATCGAGGGAGCACTGCAAACACGGAAGTGGCAAGACCAATCAGGACAGGATCGCTACACAACGGAAGTGGTGGTTAATGTCGGCGGCACGATGCAAATGCTCGGCAGCAAGCAAGGTGATTCACAGGGAACTCAAAGCCAAGAACGGCAACAATCAGGCCCACAACAGAATCAGCAGCAATGGGGGCAACAACACGCACAGGGACAGATGCAATCCAGACCAGAAGAGCCACCAATGGATTTTGACGACGATATTCCCTTCTGACCAATAACTCCAACAGGTAACCACGATGCAGCCAGAACAAATACTGGCCTGCCTCCGCGCCCACCCAGATGCATATATAACCTCATTCCACCGGTCAATTGGCAGCGTGGGTGGCGGGAGCTATTTATCTGGTGGTGCCACTGGCGGGTGTACGTTGAATTATAAGGACTCATTCTACAAAGGGTTAGGTGAAGGATTTGAAACTATATCGATACACATCGGCCTGACGTATGTGAGAAACATGCGTCATTTGCTCACGGAAGAGTGGTGGGAGATTAAAGGGATATCGGCTCAGGGAACGATATACCGACTCAAGCCAGAGTTTATGCCAACCAACCCAATGCCGTTCTGCTCAACTCAGGAAGAGTTGTTAGCGCGGCGCCAGGAATGCCTACGACTGCTTTCGGCAGCCTAATCCCCCACCCCATTACCGGCAGTCAATCTGCTGAGGAAACAGTTATGTCTGAAATAAAGCAATATGACACCGAAGTAAGACTTGAGGCCGTGATGGGAACGAACCATTATGTTCAATAACAAAGAAGACGCCATAGCAACGTGTCAGGCAGAAATCGATGCATATCGAGAATGTCGGGATGATGGATGGGATGACGACGTGCAGCGTGTTTGTTGGGGGATTGTTATTCAAAAGGCAGAAGGTTTTGACCATCAGGGTGTGCATACCAGCAATAGTCATCACACCTATCAGACCTGTGATTACAGCTTGCGGCCGGTAGTGGTAGAGGGGAATGCAGATGCTGAGTGAAGAGCTGATTAATGGTGCAATGCTGAGTTCGCTAGAAGGGCTTTCGTTTTCAGTGGTTGACTCTCTGGAATTTGAATTAAACCGAAAGTTGACGGCGAATGAGCATCAAGAGGTATTTGCTTTTGTTGGGAGTGCTGTACCTGACAGTGCTTCACTGCGTGAGCAACTTGCAGAGTTGAAAGCGCTGAAGCCTGTCGGCCAAGTCATTAGTTGCAACGTCAATAAAACGCTCAGATGGATTAATGATGCACCAGAAGGCACCTTGTTATTCACAGCAGCCAAGCCAGCGGAGGATAAATGCTAATCGGCTTTGTTCTTCTCATTACTTCCTGCTTTAACGATAGTTGCAACGCCCTGCCAGTTACAGAAGATATTTACCCTACTCAATCTGAATGCCAGCAAATATCAACGCGACTTCAAGAGCACAGGCCCGACGCCGTGCTTATGTGCAGCGAAGTATATAGATAACCGCGCTATAATCCTCCAAACGAATAGGAGGAAGCCATGAGCTACAATCTCGCTGATAAACCGCAAGAAGATAAAGACAAGATGGCTGTGGACTTAGCCGCCAGCGGAGTTGCATTCAAAGAACGCTACAACATGCCGGTTATCCCTGCTCAGATAGAGGAACAGCAGCCAGAGCATTTACGTGAGTATTTTCGCGACCGAGTGAAGCACTATAGGGAAGTAGGTAGAACGATGGGTAAAATGGAATATACCCCGCCAGAAAGAAAGTAAGCACACCACCTCAATGATCCTCGCTAAATGCGGGGTTTTTTATTGCCTAAAAACGGACTCACAGAAACGGATTTCACTATCTGGAGTATCCCTATGCGAGTAACTATCTCAGCGCCGGACCCCGGCTGCGTTGAATTTGCCACACGCGCATTAAATGCATTTATCAAAGGCCGTGGAAATGGTGAGTTTCCCAATCCGAGCGGCGCAATAAGTAATTCATTCTTTGGCGCTGAATGCACTGAAAAGCCTAACGGTAATTATTCGATTAAGTGCTGGCGGGAGCCAACAAATATTGCGGAGGCCGCGTAATGTGCGATGAAATTGATAGGGCCCAAGAGCTTGAATCTCTGAATGTAGAAATCGGAATAGCTAATCGCAAGCCAACAATGACATTTACCGGCCTGTGCCACTCCTCAGAGTGTCGCCAGCCGATTGCTCGCGGCCTGTTCTGTGAT